GGTGTTAGCATAATGCCAAATATTGCTACAATTAACGGAATAGCTGAAGACAACATTGCTCAATGGAACGGTGATACTGCTTCTGATGTTACTTCTGTTAATGGCAACACTTGGGTTCATTATCAAGGTATGGTTGCCACTGGTGGTTCTATAACCACTGACGGAGACTTTAAGGTTCATACCTTTAACTCTGGTGCGACCTTTACTGTTACCACGTTAGGCTCTGATGCTGTTGTTGAATACTTAGTTATCGCTGGTGGTGGCGGTGGTGGATGGGGTGGTGGTGGTGCTGGCGGTTATAGAACAGCTTCTAGTTTTGCTGTTACAGAAACAGGATACAGTATAACTGTTGGTGGCGGTGGATCAGGATCAGGAAGTGGAAGCACTGCTGGATCAAACGGATCGAACTCAGTATTTAGTTCTATTACGAGTACAGGTGGCGGTGGCGGTGGCGCTTTTGTTAACTCGTCGGTTAAGAACGGTAAGAGTGGTGGCTCTGGCGGCGGTGCTGGTTCTTATGCTGGTACTGGTACAGTTGGCGCAGCTTCTCCCAGTGGTCAAGGTAATGCTGGTGGTTTATCAACACCAACACAAGATAATGCCGGTGGCGGCGGGGGTGGCTCTGGTGCTACAGGTGGAAACGGCTCAAGCACCGTAGGTGGTGCTGGCGGGGTGGGATTAGCTTCGTCAATTACTGGATCAAGCGTTTACAGAGGGGGTGGTGGCGGTGGCACTGCTAGTGGAACTATTGGACAAGGTGGTAATGGGGGCGGCGGAAACGGTGGTTTTTACACTAATAGCCCCACAGCGGTAGCTGGGACTGCTAATACAGGCGGCGGCGGCGGCGGTAATTATGTTAGAGCTGGCATTAATGGCGGCTCTGGCGTTGTAATTCTTCGTTATCGTTTCCAACCAGCATAGGAGTTAACATGGCACATTACGCACAAATTAATAACAACATTGTTCATCAAGTCCTAGTGATGGACAACGAATGGACTGAACAAGAGATACAAGATTGGCTAACAACCAACGTGTCTTCTGACTCTTGGGTGCAGACTAGCTACAACAATAACATTCGCAAACAGTTTGCTGGCATTGGCATGACCTACGATGCAGTTAAGGATAAGTTTATAGCATCACAGCCATTCCCAAGTTGGGCATTAGATAGTAACGACGATTGGCAAGCACCAACACCGATGCCTGATGATTGGTCTAGGTATGGTTGGGATGAAGACAGTTTAGCTTGGGTTGAAGTTGAGTAAATAATGTATAAGAGGATGCACTAGTATGAGTATAGATCAAGTAAGCGCAGCCATTGGTGAACTTAAAGCAGAAGCTACATCATCTAAGAACCAACGTGCAGCCCTGTTTGATCAGGTAGGTGACATTAAGGTTATGCTTGCTGATCTAACGGTTGTCATCCAGACTAACATTACTAAGGATGACATAAAGATAGCTGAGATAGAGAAAGACATTAAGTCTCATGGCTCTTCTATTGGAGAGCTAAAGAAGTTTAAGCAGCGTATGCTCATTGGTGTTGCCGCTATTGGTGGCACTGGTGGTATAGTCGGTGCATTAACAACTGGTTTAGCAAATAAACTAGGGTTAGGTTAATCAACTCATATATACAAAGGAACATAATATGCCAATTAAAATCGCACCAAAAAAGAGACCAAAAAAGAAACCTACGAAGCAAGTAAATCGTAAAGTTAAAGGCTACTAATATAATAAGGTAAAAAGTATGGCTGAGTTTGGAAAGAGAAGCGAAGAGTGTCTAGAGTCTTGTGATGAACGTATACAGCTAGTACTTAGAGAAGCAATAAAGCATTATGACTTTGCAGTAATCAAAGGACATAGAGGGGAAGATGAGCAGAATGAGGCATTTAATAGCGGCAATAGTCAGCTTAAATTCCCACTTAGTAAACATAATCAACATCCTTCTAAGGCGGTGGATATAGTACCTTACCCTGTTGATTGGGATAACCAAGCTAGGTTTAAAACTCTTGCTCAGGTAATCAAAGGATCGGCTGAGAAAGTAGGCGTAGAGGACATACATTGGGGCTATGACTTATGGCAGTGGGACGCACCACATTGGCAACTAGGGAAATAACATGGCAAAGAATAAAACACATTACTTAAAAAGTGGAGCAGTCTACACTGGCCCTACTCATAAAACAAAGGGTAATCTAATGACAGGGGCAAGGCATACAGCTAATAGCAAGATGCTTTCTCATACTAAACCTAAGAAGAGAGCGTAAGGAAAACATAATGCTTCCGTTTATTGGACCTGTAATCTCAGGAGTCTTAGGTATAGGTAAGACCTACCTAAACAATAAAGCTGAAGTCGCTAAAGCTAAACATGTTCGTAAACTCACTAGTATCGAAGGTGATCAGGCTTGGGAGATAGAGCAGGCTAAGAACCAATCAGGTAGTTGGAAAGATGAGTTTGCTCTAGTAGTAATCATATCCCCATTCATAGCTATGTTCCTAGCCGCTGTATTCGGTAATACAGAGATGGTCAACAGAATAGGGGATGCCTTTATAATCCTTAAGACTGATGTACCGGGAGAATACTGGTATTTACTTGGTGTAGCATTTGCATCTACATTCGCAATCAAAGGTGTTCCATCTATGCTTAATAAAATTAGAGGTAAATAATGTCATACAGAACTATAGTAAATAAAGTCTTACGTAGACTTCGGGAGTCCTCTGTATCAGCAGATTGGATTGGTGATCTTGCGGGTAACACTGAAGTAGATGACTATGTTCAGTTGATTGGTGACTATGTAAATGAAGCTAAACTTAGTGTTGAGGATGCATGGAAGTGGACCACTTTAAGATCAGTAGTCACTATAACTACTTCAGCAGCCACTAATGCATACACCATTACAGGAGCCACAAACCGTAGTAAGGTTCTACAGGTTATAGACAATACAAACAACTTTACCCTGAAGTTAATGTCGGATGAACAGTTCTATGACTACAAGTTTATTGGTAATCAAACGGACAGTAACCCTATTGCATACAGGATCAACGGTACAACGATGGACTTCTACCCACAGCCCAGTGGTACATTTGACATTAAAGTACACATTGTAATACCTCAGACAGACCTTACAGAAGCCGCTACAGAAATGACCGTACCTGAACTACCAGTAGTCCTAGCTGCATATGCTCTAGCACTTGCTGAACGTGGTGAGGACGGAGGAGCTGGTGTAGGTGTAGTAGCCGCTAGGTTCGATAGTACCTTATCTGATGCAATAACTCAAGATGAGTCACGCACAGTGAATGAAACGGTGTGGTATGCCAGTTAAGCCCTTACGTCCCACACGATTAGACGGGTTAGGCTCTAAGGGGCTTAACACTCAAGCCAGTAGTTCTACTCTAGGACCAGAGTGGCTAACTGAGGCATCTAATGTAGTCTTTGACTTTCAGGGACGATTAGGCCCACGTCGAGGTATTAAGGCTATATCTAAGACAGTGGCTGCACCTATTAAATCTATTGGGGAATTCATTAAAGCAGACCGTACAACAGCTTACTACGTAGGCTCAGGCTCCGCTATATACTTACGTGATACCTCAACTGTACCTGAGACCTTAACGGCTCAAAGCTTTGCATCATCACCACAGACCATTACTGATTCTAATTGGCAGTGGGTCAACTTCAATTCAGAGTTCTGGGGTATACAGACAGGACATTCACCAATCAATTTAACGGGTACTACATGGACTGATGTAATTGACTTAGGTACGTATCATGCCCCTACTGGTGTAACTACTTTTGATCCTAACTGTGCTTTAGGTGACTTCGGACGTATGTGGTACGGGGGTGTCACTGAAGACTTAGGCACTCTTTACTACTCAGATAACCTGATTGGTGAGAAGTTAAATGGTGGTGCGGCAGGGGTAATTGATTTACATACTGTGTGGGGACAGGATGAGATTGTTGGATTAGCTTCCTTAATGGATAAGATTATTATCTTTGGTAAGAACAATATAGCTATCTATACAGGTGCTTCAGACCCTTCAGCTATGGTCCTTGAGGAATTAATCAAGGGTATAGGATTAGCTGGAAGAGACAATATAGTCTACATGGGTGCAGACTTGCTATTCCTCAGCTATGAAGGTCTACAGTCCCTCTCACGTATCACACAGACAGACGGTAAAGCTCCTTTGACTGACATGAGTATTGCTGTACGTAATACTTTAGCGTTCTATCTATCTACAGCGGACTTAACTACCATCAAGACAGTGTATCATAAGAAAGAAGGTCTTGTGATTACCTTGGTTCCAGACAGTAAGTTGGCCTATGTGTTTGACTTCTCCTCTGGACAACTACCTAAGATCACTACATGGAGCTTTGCTACTGCTCCTTTGTGTGGTGTAAGTACAATAGGTGGTGATTTGATTTTTGGTTCAACTACTTATGTAGCTAAACTTGATGGATTCTCTGAAGTAGACATTACAGACACTACAGCAACTAACGCTAATCAGACTGCATGTGAAGCTGTAAATGGAGTATGGGATGGCTCAAAATGCTGGTCCAGTACAAACAGACTCTATAACTACACATGGTCTACAGCTTGGTTAGACTTAGGTGAACCAGCTGTAACTAAAATACTTAAGACTGCTTACTTCTCCTACACTGGCGGTAGGGGATCAGCTACGTCCTTAAGTCTCTATGTAGATCACGATTCAGTTACACCATTGATTAAGAACTTTAACTTAGCACCCGCTCAGGACTACGCAACTTATGGAGCAGCTGATTCATTCTACGGTGTATCTAAGTTTACATCTAAAGTTGGACCTGTAGAGTACAAAATACCATTAGGACGTACAGGTAAAGTTATTAAGATGAAGATGGTTACTGAAGTAGTAGGCGATTATTCAAGTCTTGTGTCTATGACACTATTGACTAAACAAGGTAAGATAAGGTAAGGATATAAGATGAGTTTTTTTCAAGATTTAGCAAGTGGTGTTGGAGGTTTGTTCTCAGGGAGTCAAGCTGGGAATAACCTCTTTGGTTCTTTATTGGGAGGCGGTCTAAGCTACTTAGGCGCTCAGGAGACAGGACAGTCGGCCCGTGAAGCTGCACAGACGCAGGCTAATGCTTTAACTCAGAA